GCTCAGGAAGCTGCAGGCGCGATACGTCAGTTTACTCAGATAATCTCTGCTGGATTTAGCAGTGGCTTCTCGCAAGAAATTAACTCACTAGCAGAGCAGACTCCGGGACTGTTTGACGTAATTGTTGACGGCCTCAGAGAGACCAGTCAAGAGTTTAGGGATCTTGAAGACAGCGGTATGTCTGGAATAAAGATCTTAAAAGAATTCTCAGAGAAAGGTATCGGTGACCTTGATATGCTTCTTGAGGCTGTTGCATCGCAAGGCGCTGCCGTAGATAAGCAGTTCTTAGCAATAAGACCAACAATAACCAAGTCTATCAATGTATTCAGAACCGCCCTTCAGGCTTATATAGGAACAGCAGACCAAGCCACCGGGGCATCTTCTAAGGTTGCTGAAGCTATAGAGACTATGGCTGATAACATGCACCTTATAGCAAGAGGGGCAATGATTGCTGGCGGAGCGCTATCAGGTGTCCTAGTAAGAGGCTTGGTTTCATCCACTGTTGCAATGATAGCTGCCTCAAGAGCAGCAAAGGGTTTTATTCTTACAGTAAATCCTTTCTTTGCTATCGTTGGGGCGGTGGCTGGTGTTATTCTAGCATTCAAATCAATACAAACACCTACTGTTGATGCCACTAAGAAAATGTCTAACTTTGCAAAGGCAACTCAGTTTGCAAGAGAGGAGTTAAACAAGCTTTCTCAGCTAGATTTAAAAAATTCAATAGGTGCTTTCAGGGATGAAATATCAACTATAAACGATACGATAGACGGACTTTACTCAACTGAAGATATATTGTCACTTCAGAAGAGAAAGAAGGACGCAGAAGAAGCCCTCGCTATCGAAGTTGACTTGAGAGAAAATCAGGGCGCTGGATTTACATTACAAGAGGAGGCAATTCAAAAGAGAATAATAAAATCCGCCGAAGTTAGACTAGCTTTACTTATGAGTGCGGCAGACATTGAAAAAGCAGAACTTTTAAACCAAAGACAAAAAATTCAAAGTAAGCTTGATGATCTAGATGCTGAGGCTGGCAACAGAACCGCAGCTGGAAAGGCAGCACTAGCTAATGCAGAAATAAGACAGCTTGAAATAGATAATAGCAAAAAACTTCAGCTTCAGCAACAATACATAATAGATTTAGCTAGTCTTAATAAAAATATAGCTGATAGCGATGGAGAATACACTGAAAGAGGCGAGGCTCTAAAGGTAGCACTTAAAAATGAGCTTGATCTTGAGATTGCTGCGCTAGACGAAAAGAAAGATATTGATACATCCAGAATGGATAGTTTCAGAGAGCTTATTTCCAGCCAAAGGGATCTGGTTATAGCTAACTTTGAGGAGCAAAGAGCATATATAGTTGCACATACAAATGACATATCAGAAGCAAACAATATAATAATAGAGCTTGAGATAATAAAAAATGCAAGACTTTCTGAAATAAGAAAAAAGGAATCGGATAAACGGTACGAAGCTAACAGGAAAGAAAATGCTGGTCTCATTCTTGATTATCAGCAGTACGCTTCAATGAGACTGGAAGCAGATGAAAAGTCAGCTGATGATGCTATTTCTATCGAGAAGCGTAAATCCAAGGAATCCATTGAGACTGCAGCAGAAGCTGCGCAGTTAAAGCTGGAGGTTGAATCTCTTTTACATTCCGCCATTAGCGAGCTAATGAACTCTCAATCCGAAGAGCTTTTTGAGCTAGGAAAGGCTGGAAGCTTAGCTGTCGCAATTATGAATACGTATGAAGGCATGACTAAGGCACTAGCTCAAGGTGGTGTATTTGGTTTCGCAACTGCAACGGCAGTTGGTTTGGCTGGCGCATCTCAAATAGCAAACATAGCATCAACCAAGTTTGGCGATAAAGGAATGAAAGGAACTTCTATGCCAGATCCTGTTGCTGCCCAGTCAAACATAACAAACAACACACAAAGCAGCCAGACAACCATCAATATAACCGGCGGTGTTGGATTCACGACTGACGACCTTACTGCGCTGTTTGATTCAGATGCTGTTATAATAAACAGAGATTCTGCACAAGGAAGGGCTTTGCGATGAGTAACACAGTAATATCATTTTATCCAAAATTAAAGCTAATTGATCCAGCACCATCAACTGATGATTTGTATGATATATATGTAACGCTTACGGCTTTTGATCAGTCTGACGAAACAAGCACCTCGCAAATAAAGTCAAAATCAGGTGTTCTTTCTAGTTCTTTTTATTACGATACACCAAACTACTCTTGCACTACAGCAGTATCAGAAGAAAGTGATGAGCCACTCACGGCAGTATACGAGATGTTTTTTGCATCAACCATGAATGCAGAGCCGTTTTATATGCTTAATTTGGATGATTCCGATTCTGAGATATACGTACAAATGTCAAGTAGAAGATCAAGATCCAGAAGAGCAGATATTGATGTTGGTAAATTTACTTATTCTTTTTCAGTGCGTGAGGTCATTTAATGCGTCAGCTTTCAAATAATTTTATACAAGCAAATAGTACACTTAGCAGAAACCCTACGCTTGTAATTAAAATAATAAACGAAAATAAAAATATATACCTCACTCACGGCACTGTTGACATAACGGATGCCGGAGCTGACTTTCTGCAAAACAGCATTATATCTTGCAGCGGAGCAAGTCAAACAATCGTCCCTGAGCGGGGCTATAGTACTATTGGTAATATTACATTTTCTTTTTTAGATCTTGGTTTTACAGAAATACTCAGAGGTCTTAAAGATACATACAATGACTCTATAAATAATAACAAAGTTGAAATATATGCCGGGTTTGCAGATTTAGCTTTTGCTGATTATGCACTTGTTATTCCGATGTATGTTTCTCAGGTTGACAACAATGAAAGCTCATTCACTATATCTTTGAGCGACACTCAACGGTTCGTGAAGAAATCTATATTTTCAAACCTTAAAAAAACTACCGCTATAAGCTCTCTTGGGGTTGTCACTGGGTCTATTGAAGTAATATCAAGCGCTGGTTTTGAGGCTGTTTACCATGATGCGGGATGGGGTGACGCCCCAGAAAGGACTGTAGGTTACCTTTCGGTTAGCGGTACTGATCCGTCAGGTTCTGATGTAACAGAGATAATGCGATGGGAAGGAAAAGCAGACGAAACTCACTTTACAATAGTTGAGCGAGGCGTAGCTGGAACTAGAATTGTAGATATTGAAGGTACAGTTGATGGCGGAAACTATGAACTTCAAGAGATAGTTTATTTAGATCTGCCAGTGCCAAAGATGATTATCGCACTGCAGACTGGCGATTTATATGGAGATGCCGGAAAGACACTTCCAGACTCTTGGCATGCTGGAGTATCAGCAAGCCTGATAGATATAGCTAGCTATGAAAACATCGGAAGCGACTTATCTAGCCTCAGGCTTGAGTTTTGGGGCGTGTCAGACGAGGATGCTAAGGGTTTTATTGCAGAGCAATGCCTTGCGCCAATTAACTTATTTAATTACATAAACCAAAATGGTGAGCTAGCTCTAAAAAGATTTAGCTACATACCAACAAGCGGTTCTGGTGATTTAATATTAGATTATGATTCCATAACATCTGTAGATGGTATATCCCGTGATACTAAGTCAATACGAAATGTTTTTACAATAAACTGGGAGTGGCGGCATCAGGATGACAGCTACTACAGAAGCGATACCTTTGCAGACGGTAACTCAATAGCGCTAAACAACTTTACGTCTGATGCCTACAATGTAAGCTTAAAAGGGCTTCGCAACAGAAATAGAGATTCAGGTCTTGCTGTAAATCAATTAGCTGAAGGTATTCGCGCTAGGTTTAGTGCGCCAAAGGTAACTCCAACCGTTAAGGCTTTCCTGTCGGAGACTATCCAGCTTGAGATTGGAGACATCGTTGTCTTGGACTTACCAAACCAGCCAGACTACGCATCCTTGGATACGCTCAGAGCCTCCTTTGAAGTTCAAGGTCTTGCTTGGGACTTTATGACAGGCGAAACAACCCTGAAGTTATTCGGATCTAGTGGTATAGCAGCCCCGCTTGAGCTGACAAGTGGTGTTGACTCGCTTACGTTTAACCGAGGAGGGTGGACTCCGCTACTCAACTCTGCACACGGATCGGTTTCTACCTCTGGTGATTTTGAGTTTTATGATAATGCGACACTCACTAACGGTAATTATTACTTTGATGGAAACATAATCATTAATGCAAACTTCACGGTTTACATTACCGAGTCAGTAAGAATAGATTGCATTGACTTCACCATACTTACCGGAGGTAAGATAGATGGTGTTGGTAGAGGTGTTGCTGGTGCTAAAGGTATTTTTGGTGGCGCTAGCGGATCTCAAGAGGGTATGTACTCTCAACAGAACCCGTTTCAAGGGCGTTACGTAAGAAGAATAACTGCTGGTGACGGGTACACTAATGTAGCGGCAAGTAATGCTGCTGGAATTCCAGTAATTACTCCAAAGATAGAAGAGTCCGGCAACCTTGTTGGTGTCAGTGATATTCTTTACGGAAACGGCGGCGGACATGGTGGCGCTTTGGATTTCCAACAGTTGTTCGGTGATATTTACAGAGATGGCGGATCAGAGTCTGCTGGCGGCGCTGGCTTAATGATACTGGCTGCAAACTTATTCACGTATGACGAAGGCTGTATCGATGTTTCAGGTGCTCCAAGTAACGTAGGTAGTTCATACACCGATAATGGAGAGAGGTTTTCATCCGGCTCAGGCGGCTTTGGGTGGCCCGGTGCCGTATACTTCCTCTCTAAAGACAGGACTGCACCGCTCCCTAACTTGAACGGCAACGGTGGCGCTGTCAGGGCATTTACTGGTGAGTTCAGAGAATTAACAGTACCTGAATACCGCCCATTTTGGGATGTTAAGAGAAGTAGTAAAAATGGAAGCCGAGAGCCGGTAGCACCAATACTTCCACCGGGTCACGCTGATGGCAATAAGCAATGCAATAGCCTTGTGTCTATGTCTGTACGCCTCACTCAAGACAAGACATACGTCCCAAATACGGCAAAGGACACGATAAATACCGCCCTTACACCAACTGTAACGGTTACTGAGCTTGTTAATACTCCACGTACACCATTAGGAAACCAATCAACAATAACCATCACGGGAGCTCCTCAGGCTGGCGACTCGTCATACCTTTACACTCTTTTTGAGTACAGGGCTACAGGTCAAACTCAGTGGGTTTCAATAGACTATGATATTAGATCTGAAGCTACAGTTACTGTTGCGAGCGATGGCTCATCTTACCAGATTCAGTCAACAGCAATAAACCTCAGTAATCAGCGTGGTGGGTCTGTTATTACACCTATCACTGTAACTGATGTCGATAAAAACAAAAGTCTACTTGAGGCACAAAAAGACCTAACCGTACCGCCAATAAGAAGACTTGAGTTGGTAAATAGACTTAACAACAATCCTGACTGGGATAAATTTAAGTCAGCAGATGCTGAATTTAAATGGGCTAAAACATCAGTAACTAGTGGCGGCGACATTATAAACTCTTCTGGATCAACAGATCTTCACCTATCTGGTTATAAGGTTAGAGTTTTTAGGGCTACTGGCGGAATATTAAGAGAAGAAACTGTAACAGATTCTTTTTATACCTATACCTTTGAAAAGAATAAAAAGGATACAGGTGGGTCGCCAGTAAGAGAATTTAAGATAGATGTTCAGCCAATATCTACGACTGGGTTCATAGTTAAGCCAACTGAAATATCTGTATCAAACCCAGCTCC